CAAACATATTTAGAAAAACTTCGAGCACAATTCGAAGGTAATATGATTGTTTTAAATGATTTTAACAATGATATTATTACAACAAAAGCAAAAGAAATGTACCCTGTTATTAAACAGTTTACAAAACCATTTTTAGATTATCCATTAGAGGAAAGAATAAAAATATCTAGTAAATATAACACAGTCAATAATTGTTTTATTATGCCAATATCAAAAGTATTGCACTATGGAGCAGAGAATAAGTGGTGTAATTATATTAAACTAAAAAGTTTCCCCCAAGTATCATCAAGGGATAGACCTAAAGAAAAGTTTACTATTGAAGAAATTAATGCGTGTTTAGATAACTCAGATGATTTTCAAATTAAATTATTGCTTGTTTTTTGCTTTTACACAGCTTGTAGAGTGCAAGAGGCTTTGGAGGTACATTGGGATAGAAAAGGCCATTACAATAGGCCTATGATTGATTTAAACAATAGAAAAATAACACTTTGGGAAAACAAAACTCAAAGGTGGAGAACAACATTTATGCACGATAAACTTTATAATTATCTCTCTAAGATTAATGACAGAGAAGGTTATTTGTTTGAGTGGAGATCTTTATTAGATAAACAAAAAACAGATAAGAGTATTAAAACTCGTTGGGAAAAAATGTTGTCTAATGCCGGTGTAAGTTTAAATAAAAAACGCCATGCTTGTAGGCACACTCACGCATCTATACTTGGTGACAATGGAGCAAGTGTTGAAAAGATTATGAAGGCTGTAGGTTGGACAAGCGAAAAGACAGCTTTAAATTACATTAACTCCTCGTCAGATGATATTGACGATATGATAAGTGAATTACCACAATAATTTAACACTTTCCCAACACTTCCTTATTTTCTGGGAGAAATCAGGGGTTGCAACTCAACTAATCCTTCTGTATATTCTTAGAAAGAAAGGAAGAAAACAAGAAAAACTAGGAAACTGTGTAGGGGATATGGAAGTTTATGAAAGGCTAAGAACTTACATACTCAACATATTCCCAACACTATTAGAAGGAAAGTTATGATAGAACAATTAAAATTTATAGAAGAATTAGAAGAAGTAAAAAAACATAAACATTGTCCTCAAATGATTAATGCTATTGATGATTTAATAGTTAAATATAAGTTAATGGTAGAAGAAAATGAGAAAGAATATCAGCCAAGAGAGATAGAAAAGATAGATAGTCCTCTTATATTTCCTGTAAATACTTAATGTGTTTGATTACACCTTTAGGTATTACCTGAGATCTACCAAATAAATCATCTTCATTTTTACCATCTTTATCGGCTGATATAATAACATAATCATCATTTTCTAAAATAAGATAACCCAATGAATCAATGATACATGGTTCACATTTAATAAGATCTTCTTTGCTTTGCCATGTACTGTCTGATACTTCATTCGTATCAAGCCAAACAACTTCAACAATAGAAGGCTTATTCATTTCTTAGCTGTTTTTTTTGCTCGTCTTAATGCTTTATCACTTACAGTACCTTTGCCTTTTTTAGATGTACCAGATTTTTTTTTCTTATTAAGATAATAATACAATCCTTTTTTAACAACTCTACCATCTTTAGTTCTATGATAACCTTTTTTCATTACTTCTTCTTCTTCTTTTTCTTTTTAGTTTTTTTCTTATCTTCGTTTAATTTTTTTAACCCCTTAGATGTGTAGGGATATTTTTTTCCTTGATACATTGGCATAATATTTTCCTTTGTTTAACAGTTCCACATTCTGCGACTCCAATAGTTAGCAGATAGTTTATTATTCTTTCCTTTAATGCCACCAGATCTTGCACAATAAGATTTTTTTCTAGCAGGATTATTTTTCTTAATAGTCATATTAGGATCACCGAAGTTAATCTTTTTGACCTTATCTCCATCTTTAACAAAGACTTTGAACTTTTTAACATCACCTCTCATTGGCTTGTTAAGTTTAACAGTTTTACCTTGATATGTTGCCATCTTGAATTACTGCCTCCTTAACTGTTTCTACTGTGGTTTTTGATTTCATGTTTTCTTGTCGTAATAACATTTTAGTATTGTAGGCTTTTTCTAACCTATCTAATAAGAAAGCATTTTGTTTTTTTAATTCTTTATTTTCTTTTTCTAATTTGCTCATTATTTTGTAAGACCTTTGGTCTTGTCGTATGAACGTAATGCCCCCATACCCAAAAGTGCCATGACTAAAGGCATTAGTGTACCCATATCTAGTTGAGGTAATGGTGCTGTTTCAATATTAAAAGTTGCTATAAAAAACATTAAAAATTGTTTTGCAACAAACTCCCAAAATATAGCTAAGGCACATGACATACCAATTAAGGGCCTCCAGGAACGCTGTAACATACCAGAGATACCACCTGCTTTGCTTTGTGCATCTGCTAAATTAATATCTGATTGTGCTTTATTTATTTGTGCTTCAATCTCTTTTAATTTTATTTTAGCATTATCTTTTTCTTCTTGTGAAGTATGTAAGGAATCAATTATTCCTCCTACATTTTTTACAATGTCACCACCTAATAATTTAGCTAACATAGTCCACCTCCTACTTGTTCGTAGTAGATAACTAAGTTACAAAATTCTATGACAACTAATGCTGTTAATAGTGTTGTAATTATAATTTTCATAAATCCCTCATTAATAAACTTAACCAAGAAGCTCTGCTTGGAGTTTGATTGGCCCATTTACTATCCATCATGCTATCACTAGCCAGGACATAGTTTTGATCTTCTAGGTTCATTTTAAGGTTTTTAAATTGATGTATGCTACTTCCCATTTGGTAAGCCATTTCAATTATGATGGTAAAAGCCTCAAACTTTACTTTATCTTTATCAATAAAATGGGTGGCTTGGTTTAAAGCCTGTTCAAAATCTTTTTCAAATAAAAGATCCCAACCTTCTTTGGTTGTTGGTACTTCTTCGTCTTTACTTAACTTGTGGCCATAACCACCTGTCCAAAAATCTTCTTTAACTTTCTTACCATCTTTAGTTCTATAAGAAAGCTGATAAGGTTCTAACTTAAAACCTTCATGTTGTTTAATCCTATCTTTTAATTCTTCGTACATTGTATTAACTTCTCCAAATACCATTTAGCTTTTTTGAGATCTTCAATCCCATTCTTCTCTTTGTAGCGAGTGACATATTTAATAATGTTACCCTCTAAAAAATTCATGTCGTATTCAATGATGTAGTCAGTTACTTCTATTTTTTTTCTGTAGTAAGGAGGATTAATTTTATCCATTACACCTCACCTGTCCAGGTAGAGTCTTTCATAGCCATACTGTGAATTTGAGGCTGTGAGTTAATGATGCTACCTACTGATATGATTGGTCTTTTAATAAAGTTTTTGCCATACTTAAAGGCTTCGTGTTTGGGATCAATAGAACAACCTACACACATAGCAAAGTTTAAAGCTGTTGGACTAGACCAATACTCTACACTTGATTTTGTATGTTGGTGGCCCACACATAAAGAGAGGCCAAGTTCTTTTGCACTAGATAAAGCATTAGATTTAAAATGATGGGTAAAGAATACTTTGTTTTTATTTGGAAGATCTACAATAAGTTTATCGTGCCAAGTCCATTTCCATTTAGGATCTATGTCTAGTATTTGATTTATTTCTTTGAGAAAAGAATTTGGTATAGCTGACTTCTCTGCTATTTTTTGTATGCGTATATCATGATTACCCCACATGATTGGCATAGGACAATTAAATATTTTTCTAAGTTGCTTAATATGTTTTTTAGCATCTTCTATTTCGTATTTAATGTTTGGTAACTCTGCACTATGTAAGTGTTGAGAGATACTATGAAAATCTACAAGATCTCCAATGTGTACTACTAAAGTTGGTTTTAACTTATCTCTAAGTTTTTTTATCCATTTAAAATATTCTTTCTTAACATAAGGAAAGTGTGTATCAGAAAGAACCAGGATAGATTTTGTATTCATCTATAGTCCTTTAGTTGAGGTTAAGATTGGCCTCCGAGTAGTTTAACAAATACCCAAATAGCTGACAGTATTCCCCCAATAAATAACATAGTTCTAATAGCACCTTTACCAGTTGCCATTTCTTCTTTTAACTTCATTAGTTCTTTTCTATTTTCTTTTACTTCAGATTTAATTTCATCTAGCGTCTTACAAATTTGTGAATATTGATTTTCCCAATCAGACATTTGTATTCTCCATAGGTGTATTACATGATAAGATAACAGTTAGCTTTCTCTCCACCATATCTGCGTGAAGGTAATCTCTTAAATTATTTTTGGCTAAACTACATTCATTAGGATTATTAAATCTCAATGGTACTTCACTTTTAAAACAAAGTGTTTGATCTAATGTTCCTACATTAAGCATACAAATCATGGCAAATATTTTAAACATAATTACATTTTAGATAATGGATTATCTAAAGCCTTTTTAATTTGTTTATCTGTTTTTTCTTCTAATGCTTTCATGTCATCTTTTATATTAGTTATAGCTTCTTTTAAATCTCTTGCGTTTTCTCTGCTATCTTCTTTAACTTGTTGCTCTACATCATTAACAATCTTTTCTATGCGTCTTACATCTTGTCTAAGATCATTTTTAAGTTCGTTAGCTACATCAGAAACAAGCTGTACTTCTTGAATAATCATACTCATTTCTTGCGTAATCATTTCAGTTTCTTGTTGAATTAAATCTAATCGTTTATCAAAACCACTAAGATCTGGTGCTGTGTAGTTTTGTATTTGATCTTTCATGTCTAGGTAATCTTTGTAAAATTCAAAGCCACCCCATAGACCACCTCCAAGAGTAGTTAAGGCTGTGAGAATAACAAATATTTTTCCACCACGAAACTTAGCACCTGCAAATTCTAATTCTGCCATTACTAATCCAAATCCGTCTGCCATTGGCTATCTATCATGTCATTCATCAATCCATCACTTCCTGCAAATAAATAATAACTTGCTATATCGTTATCGCTAATGACACTATCTGGTAGTGTAGCATTAGTAAAAAATCCTACTCTGTCGTTAATTTGTTTTTGTGATTCAAAAAAACTTTTAGTATTACCTAACACTTGCATAACAATTAATGTTTTCATTTGATTAGCAGAGTCATATCGTTGCTTATCATCAATCTTTTTCATAATCTTTTTGACAGCTTTTTCTTTAGAACTTTCTTTCTTAACTTCTTTAGACTCTGGTTTAGGTTCTTCTTTTTGTTCTTCTTTAACCTCAGCAACTTCTTCAGTTTTTTCTTCAACCTCTGGTTTCATTTCTTCAGTAGGTTCTTCAACTTCTTCAGTTGGTTCTTCTATTGTTTCTATTTCTGCTTCAATCTCTGCTTCTATTTCAACTTCT